TAAAAGAAACTTTCTTTGTTATACAATAGAAGATGAGCAAAGAGATGTAAAAGTCTGGGGTGAAACCAGGATTCCCTCTGGGAGATACAAACTATCTTTAAGAAAAGAAGGTGGATTTCATACTAGATATCTAGCTAAGTATGGTGATATGCACAAAGGTATGATACATGTGAATGATGTACCTGGATTTGAATTTATCTTATGGCATACAGGTAATACTGATGAACATACTGCTGGTTGTTTAATCATAGGAGATTCACAAGAAAGTAACCTTGTGAAAAAGGATGGCTTTGTAGGTTCTAGTGTTGTTGCATATAAGAAAGTTTATCCTTATGTTGCAGCTGCAATTGAGAATGAAGATACATATGTGACATACATAGATTACGATGGTGATATACAGAGTAATGACACAGATAATGTACAAAGCAATGACATAATGGAAAAGCTAGAAGAAATATCAGGCGAACTTCAAATATTAATTAAAAAAGATAATAAAACTTGGTTTAGCTAATGGCGTCTCGTGCACAAAAAATAAAACTTCTTAGAGAAGTATGGGACACATTACCATCTGCTATAAAAAATACTATTGATAATGTTTATGGTGGCCTTGATAATTTAGAAGATATAGAACTTGAAGCATTTTATAAGCGTGCCAAAAATAACCCTACTACATTTTGGAAAGATTGGGTTGATGAACAAGAAGAACTATTTGGTAAACCAGATGCACCTCAAGACCGTATAGGTAATGCATTAGATAGAATTGCTGGAGTACTTGGTTTAAATCCTGATGATTTAACTAAAAGAGAGGAAAGAGAATTATTAGCTACTGATGATGATTCAGGTAGAGCTAGTCCTGAAATGAAAAAGAGAGCTTCTCCTAAGAGTGAACTTCCTGAAAGTGTATTGAAGTATGTTAATAATTATAAGAAACAATATATAGATACTCAAGCAGAAGCCATAGAAGAACTAGAGCGTGGTCCTAAAAAAATGAGTGACAAATACGGTGGCATAGGTAGTAACGAAAGAAAAAAATTAGGTTTAGCTGATTATGAACATGGTGGTCAAGCTGACTTTGAATTTATTGATAAAAATAGAATGGCTAGAAGTGCCAATGTTTCTATTGCAAACTTAGAAATGGATTTACAAGATGACATACTTGAGTTAGAACAGATTGTAAGAAAGAAAAGTCAAGCAAGACAATGGGGTGGTACTAGTAAAGTCGCTAAAGATTTAACAGAAACTAGTCTTGAGTTAGGCCAGAGAATTAAAACTTTACAAGAAGGTTTAGCTGATATGTACTTTGATGCAAACATGGAGATATTAAAGAATGATGTATTTACTAAAATTGATGGTAAGTATTATTTAAATGACAATAACAGAACAATCTTAATACCTGAAGAAACTATTGTAGCATTAGCTAAAAGACAAGACAATGTAATTAGTGACTTCTCTTTGTTAAGAAGTAATATTGTAACAGGTCTCCCTAAGAAAACGACAGAGCTTAAAGATATTTCTCATATACCAGGCCAGGAATTAGGTGAAAGTGAAAAGTTGTTATCTGATTTTAATAGAAGGATAAAACATTCTGGATTTATACATGACCCTAATAATGCTACTTTAGATGAGATTGAAATGGCTAAGCATCATTGGAAGATGGCTGGTGAAATGGCAGGTAGTGGTAAAGCAGTAGTAACTTCAGAAGTACTCTCTAATGATTTAATAGATATGGGAGACATGGGAGTAATTGAAGTACAAAGAAACCCTAAGTTTGAACAAAGTGGTAGAGCTACTGAACTTGGAATAATACCTGAACTTGGAGATAGAGTATCTTTAGAAGATGAAAAGATACTTAGAAGTAGAAGAAACAGTCACCCTGTTTTTAATTTTTCTGTATCAATGAAAGTTCAATATGAAGATTTTGGATGGTTTCAAGTTGATAAAGATGGGAATGTCCAACCAGTAAACAGTGCTAAGCAAGCAGGTCACATTGGAGAAGCTTTAGAAAACTTAAAGAAAAATCCTAGAGGTGAAGAGATAATTAAATTTTTAGGACTTCAAAAATATTTAGATAAAGAATGGCTTGAACTCAATCAAAAAAGAACTGGATGGTCTCCAGAAGAAATGATGAGGAAAAAAATTAGGTCACCACTACCTTTGGGTGCAAGTGAAGAAGGTCTATTTGATAGACCATTAAGACAAGGTCCTATTGTTAATAGTTTCTTTCATCAATTTTTAGATGATGGCAGTATGGTTCATAATCCAGATGTATTTCATTGGGATGAACAAAGAATGACTATGGGATTAAGAGATATAGAGAAATTACCTAAAGGAGCATTACAAGAAATAGGTACTGATTACTTTAGAACATATGAAACATTAATGGCATCAGGTATGAAGATACCAGTAATGGAAAGTATCAATCCTGTAGGAGGTAAACATAGTCTTTATCCTTCTGTTAGTGAAACAATATTTAATAAGTATTTAGTACAAATTGATTTCTTAAATAAAAAAGGTTTTAAAGGTATACCTGACGAAGCAAAGATAGGTGAAGTAATACAAGATTTATATAGAAATGTATTTGAACAACCTGATATTCCACTAGTAACAAGTAAAGGTTACTTTGCTGAGAAGGGTATTAAAACTTCAGATGTTGTAGCTGTACTTGAAAAAGATTTAGCTCAAATATCAGAAGAGTTTGCGAAGTTAGAAACTGGTGAAATATTTGGTGAAGATGCAAAAGAGAAATTTGAAAAGTACACTTGGGAAAAACATCTTGGTCAAGCTAAAGTTGTAAAGATGCGAATTACTACTGAACATAGATTAGGAACTATAGAAGCTAAGAGAAGATTACAATTTGACCCTGCCACTGGATTTGAATACTATGAAGGTACTGGAAAGCAAGTTGAAACTCCGGCTATGAAAGGCTATCTTAAGAGAGCTAAAGAATTTGTTCCTGAATTGGATGAAAATATATCTATCAAAGCAACAAAGAATATAGATATACTTATTAAAGCAGGTTACTTGTTTCAAGATTTACCCAAATCTCCTGGAGAATTTTTAGAAAGAATGGAAATAGTACTTCCTCAATCAAAACTTCCAAGCGATATATTAAAAGATAAATTATCTGTAGAAAAAAAGATTGAAGGTTATAGTAAACGAATAATGTTTAGTCAATATAAAATAGATATAGCTGAAGCAGCTAAAGGTAAAACTAAAGAAGAACTATTTGATTTCCGTCCTGTATCAGTAATGGATATAGGTCCTGGAGATTTACCTGAAGGTACGGCAATGCATTTACTTCAATCAAAAGAAATACAACATGGCCTACCTACTGGTGCTTTATCTAGTGGAGATATAGAAACTGGTATTAAAACTGCAGCTTCATTAGAATTCTTGAAAGATTTACAATCTACTGCTAAACTATCAACAAGTGATATAACTAAGCAAGCTATACAAGGTGACTTTTATGACCAACTTAAAGACGCTTTAAAGTTGCTAGTTAAAAAAGGATAGTGTATAATGTTTGATAAGTTAAAAAGAAAAAGAAATTCTGATGGTACATTTAAGAAAGATGTTGCGTGGACCCCTTGGAACGAAGCATGGAGTTATAAAATGAGTGAAGACTTAAAAAGTATGTTAGAGAAAACTGTATGGACTTTCATTGAAGCGTTCATTGGTGCTTTAACAGTTGCTCCACTTGTGGGCGTTGACGCATCAGCTGTACAATTAGCTGCTATGTCAGGTGCAGGTGCAGCATTAGTAGTAGTGAAAGAATTTGCTAAGAAAAAAGTGAGCAAGTAATGGCTAAGAAAGACAAAGTTGTTGGAGCAGGATTAGTTGGAACAGGAACATACCTACAAAAGCTAAGTGATACCATGAAATTTAAGGATTTAAATAGGCCTATGTACGGTAAATTTTATAATCCTGATGCTAAATTTATGAAAAAACCTTTTGGTGGGTACAAAGTCAGAGGACGCGCAGCTATGAATAATAAAATGCGTTGGGCGGAGTTTGATGCTGCTGTGAAAGGTAATAATGCACAATTAAATAAGTTAGTGAAAGCTGGTAAAACCATAGGTAAAGTTGGTAAGGGAGTTAATTTAGTAGGTCTAGGTTTAATGGCTAGTGAAAGTATACACAAAGGTTATAAAAGAGCTACAGGCCCTG